ATGATGGCACGACTGAAAACGAAATCTGCCGAAGATACACGGCAAATTGCGGTATATGTTCGCAAGTCTAAAATAACGGAAACAGGCAAGAGTATCGAAATCCAAAAGGAAAAGTGCATATCCCTTGCCTGCGCCCGATTTGATATTGACGCAGGTGACGTTCTTGTGTACGAGGACGAAGGCAAAAGCGGATTCTATGCCGACCGCCCGCAATACAAGCGTATGTTGCGCGACATTGAGGATAACAAAATACGCGCCGTAGTCTGTTACAAAATAGACCGCATATCCCGCCGAACAATAGACCTTTTAAATCTTGTACAGCAAATGGAGCAAAAAGGAATTGCCTTCGTTTCTGTAAGCGACAAGGATATAGACACAAGCACCAAAACGGGCAAGATTATGATTGCCCTACTTTCGGCAATCGCGGAGTTTGAGCGTGATATTATCGCGGAACGCATTACCGATAATATGTACGAACTGGCAAAAGAAGGCCGTTGGCTTGGCGGAAAATGCCCGCTTGGCTATTATTCCAAAAAGACCATATTGCGTGAGGGCAATCGCAAAACGTCCGTGAATCATCTGGAACCCGTACCCGACGAGCAAGTTGCCGTAAAACGTCTGTACGAACTCTTTTTGCAAAAAGGCTCGTACTGCGCGACGTTTACAGCCCTTAACGACGAGGGCTTTAAGACTTCAAACGGCAAGCAATTCACATCAATAGCAGTAAAAAGCATTTTGGAAAACCCCGTCTATGCCGTGGCAGACAAGGATATGCAGGGTTATTTCTGCGCACAGGGCGTATCTGTTTGGGCGAATGACGAGGACTTTGACGGTATTCGCGGCATGATTGGCTACAACAAAACGGAACAGACCAAGGAAATTGACAAAGATTCCCGCACCCTAGACCCGCAGTACGTTCAAAAGTCTGCCCGCCGCGATGTTAAGGACTGGATTATCTCGGTTGGAAAACACGAGGGGATTATTCGCGGGGCAGATTGGATTAGAGTGCAAAGCATTATCGCGAACATTTCCAAAGACCAATCGGCGCGGGCGAACAAGGAAGCGTCAAACGCGCTGTTGTCGGGCATAATGCGTTGTGTAAAGTGCGGCGGAAAGATGTATGTCCGTGCAGAAAGCGGGCGTAAGAATCCTGACGGCACAACACGCTACAGCTACTATTGCGGAAGCAGACGCAACAAGGATTGGAATTGCGATTCACCGCCCACGGTGCGAGGCTACGAAACCGACAACTTCGTAATCGCCCAAATATGCAGCATTGCAAGCGGAACAACAAACGCATTTTACAACGAGCTTCTAAATACCAAAAACGCGCTATCCGTAAAAACGCAGGAAACCGAAAAAGAACTCATACAACTACGCAAACGGTTAGCCAAAATCGAAACGGAAATAAAGCAACAGATGGTAAACCTGCGCACCGCCCCCGAAATTGTCAAGCAAGAACTGTACGCCGACATTGAATCGTTAGGCGCGGAACGTGACGAAAAGCAAGCCCGCTTGAACGAGCTGCAAGAAGCCACAAAATCCCAAGACAGCCAAGTTGCCGACATAGAAAAAGCGAAGCAAGCCATATTAGACTTCCCCCGCCTTGTAAATATCATAGACTACGAAGGCAAGCTGCAACTTCTGAATCGCATTTTGGAATGTGTAATTGTCAAAAACGATACAGTCCATATCTTTCTAAAAGGAAGCGAACCCAGCTCGTCTTTTACGAAGCCAACGGAAAGGAGTGATTCCCCCAAAAATCATGGTGTGCCACTTTCGTGTCACACAGAACCACATAGCATTCTCTATGCATCGTATTGCATAGGTTGCAAGGCGGGTGCCTTTGTCGGGCTTGAAAGTTGCAACGCCTTTTATCAATCCTATTGTTGTAGCGTATGTATCAAACACAAAAGACAACAAACCGCCTGTTTGTCCCTACTTTAAGGCATTTTTACAAATTTCGCAAGGTAAAATTTCGACAGCAAATTACGCGCACTTTATTTTGAAAGTTAATTTTCAAAATAAAATAAAGCCCCTCGCAAAAAGGGGCTTTTGTCGTTGCGCGTGAAAGTCGCGCTATTTGCGTTTTTCAAGTTCTGTATAATGCGTTACAACTTCGTCAAAAAGTTCTGTTACTTTGTTAAAAAGTCTATCAATTTCGGCAAGGTCTTTTCGTTTGCGGGCGTTGTCTGTGATTTCGGGGAACGGTAGCGCAAGGTCACTGATTTTTTTCAACTCCGTCAAAATCTCGTCCTCAATGATACGGTCTAATACAAACTTGTGTACCCTGCTGTAATCAACACGGTAATACATTTGCAAAACGAATAGCTTTTCGCGCACCCGTTTGCGTTGCCAAGCAATGCCCCTGTCAAACATAATCCGCTTGCTTAACGGTTTGCGTATGCTTTCCAGTGCATAATTTATCTCGTTGCTGTTTAGCGGAACAACCATATCATCAAAAAAATCTACAAATTTGTAAAATGGCTTTGGCGTGTCGGCAATTTTGTAAACTATCGCCGTGGGTTGCCCTGCCGTTCGGTTTCTTTTGTTTCGGCGCAACTTTGAAAAAACGCGCTTTACAACGTCCGTTATTTTCGTGGGCGGTGGCATGGGCTGTGCGTTGGTTCGTGCGAAATACGGGGCTTTATCCACCCTGCAAAAACCGTCGGGGGTCATTAGTATGATGTCTTTCAATTTGGCGTATTCGTGGGGGTAGATTATCGGCTCACGGTTTAGGCTGTAACTTTCGGTACTTCTTGATGAAATACCAATGTCTGTATCGTAGCTTTCGCTGTAACTTTTTTTCTCAACCTCGCTACTGCCTGATAATTCGCTGAAATAACGCTGGCTGTCTGCGTCCGTGACTTTCAAAATAGCCTTGTAGGGGCAGTTATCAAGAAGTGTGCGCCGTGCGTCCATTCCATACATTTCATCAAGCTGCGCTAAGGATTGAATCATTAGGCAAATTGTGACGGCTTTACTTCGTAGGGTTGCCAATGCGCCCTTAATTGCTTCAACTTTGCCAAGTCGCGCAAATTCATCAAGCAATAACAGGATAGGCAATTGCTTTTTGCCCTTGGGGGTGGTTTTGTCGGCTCGGCGTTCAAGGGTGCGGATTAGCTGATTTATTATAAGCGTTACGGCACTGCCCCATTGTTGCAATTTATCCTCGGGCAAGCGAATGAAAATGTTGCGTTGCTCTATATCGTCAATTTTGAAACAATCCGCGCTCTCTTTCTTGCTGAATATGTCGCTGATTAGCGGGTCTGTTGCAAAAACCATGATGTGATTACTTATCTGCGTTGCGATACTTGCCATTATTTTAACTTCAAGGTCGCGGGCTGTGTTGACATACATTGACGCGGGGTGATTATCGCCTGTTGCTATTTCGTCAATCAATTCATCAATCGGCTTGGTGAGTATGGCAATAATAGCCGTGTTAGCTTGTCATTTCGACACAAGACTACACGGCATTTTACAATACATATGCTTGTTACTTCAAGATATTTTTATTGGGGTGGTGACGCTTGTAAAACAAAAAAGGGACGGTAGCCGTCCCTAAAAATTATTAAACTCCAAACCGTCAATGATGATGTGCTTAGACTGTTTACCGCCTACTATTACGCCGTGTACCGTTAGCTTTTTTACAAACTTTTGCATGAATTGTTGTCGCTGTTCGTTGTCCAACGCTTGCCAATGGTCGCGGAAATTTGCCACAATTTCTTTTTTCTTATAGCGTTTGCTTTGATATTTTTCCGCTCGTTGTAGTTGTGCCAACCGTGACTGCAATTCTGCGCGTCTGTCGTTGCCAACTGATACCATGCTTTGATACTCGTCAAAAGGTATGTTTCCCGACATATAAAAACTCATAACTTCCCTTGTTTTCTTTTCGATTTGCTCGACCTCGGCGTTTATATCAACCATTTCCGCGCTACTGTCGTATAGCAACGGCTCTAAGTTTGCGTTGCTTATTTCGGTTAGATTTTCAACCCGCGAAATATAATCCGTAAAAACGCGCTCCATTTCCTTGTGGCTTAAATGCCCCTTGTTGTCGCAAGCGTCAAGATTATAGGCAGTTCTGCAACGGTAGCTTGGGTATTTTTTCACGACTTCTCCGCTGTTGTCTTTGCGATAAATCCAATGTGACGAATACTTACCGCCACAACTAGGACAGTAGAGAATACCGCAAAAATAAACATCACTTGACGGGCGTTTGGTGCGGGATATTCTTTGTATTTTGCTGATTTTCTCTTGCACTTGGTAAAAGGTGTTGCTGTCGATTATCGGCTCGTGGTGTCCGTCTACCTCAAAATACTTGGCGGGGTCTTTTGTGCCGTAACGCACCTTTCCAACATGGTTACAATTTTCAAGTACACATTTGACGGTGGTGTCCGTCCAACGCACCCCCGTTTTACTGCTGATGTTTTCGGCGTTTAATGTTCGGGTAATTTGCCGAACATTATAATCATCATGCAAGTACATATTGAAAATGCGCCTAACGATTTTTGCCTCCGATTGGTTGATGGTTTGAATTTTGTTACCGTTTTCGCGGTCATAGCCGTAAGAGGGTGAATAATTGCTAATCATGTAACCCTCTCTTGCTTTTCGCTCAATCCCCATGCGTACCCGCTCCGCTAAATTTTCGCGCTCGAACTCTGCGAAAATTCCCACGATTTTAAGGAACATTCGCCCTGTCGCGCTTGCGGTGTCTATGCTTTCGTTTAACGAATTAAACGCGCAATTATTTTGATTGAACAAGTCTATCAATTCAATCAAGTTTTTTGTGGAACGTGTAAGGCGGTCAATTTTGTAAACTAGCACATTGTTTATCGTGCCGTTTTTTACGTCTGCAATCAACCGCTTTATTTCGGGTCTGCCGTCAATGTCCTTTCCGCTTATGCCCTCGTCTATCTTACTGGCGAGTTTGATACAATTACCTCTTGCACAGAGGACAACTTTGGTGCAAACCGAGGACGAGTTTGGTGCATAGGGTATTTTCGCGCCGCTTCTAAGGCAATTATACCACGGACAGGGTTGTATGAGTATGCCGAATTTGAACCGCACAAAAAATCCCACCGAAGCCAAATCTCCGATGGGATAAAATGTTGTTATGATTGGATTTCAGTGCCATCTTTAAAAATAAACCTCATGTCATCCTTGCTATGAACCAAAGCGTAATCCACAAGGCTACACCACAAATCCTCATCAAACTCGGCAAGCAAGCCTTCTTGTTTTTCCAATTCGGAAACAAAAACTCCGATAGACTGCCTTCGCGCCTTTGCGCCGGATATTCGCTCCGAAACCGCATCAAGCCGGGTTTGTGCCGCGCTAAACCGCTCTGCCAAGGCATTATATTTTTCTTGGTATTCCGCTTGGTCTATGGCATTACGAGCATTTTCATCCACATATTTTTGGATTAATTCTGCCGTGACTGCCAATTCGCTTTGCAACATTGACCGCTCAGATTCAAGGGATGTTGTATCAAATAACGTGTTTATAATTGCCGTAAGGTTGGCGATAATCTCGTCTTTGTCGATTAGCAGTTTATTCATAGCCAAAACAAACCGCTCCTTTATGGCTTCCGCATCAAAATGTGGAGTGCCGCACTTTTCTTCGCCTTTGAACTTGTGATTACATTGGTAAATTATGCGGCGATACTTGCTATTCGAGTGCCACACCTTGCTACCATACCAAGACCCACATTGTCCACATTTTATTTTACTTGCAAATATACTCGCTCCGCTGTGGCGATTAACGGCAGACTTTCCAACTTTCCTTCTTGCAATTTCCTGTTGCACAACTTCAAATACCGCAGGCTCAATGATGGCAGGGTGTGCCTTTTCTACATAATATTGCGGCACTTCCCCTTCATTAATTTTCATCCGTTTCGTCAAAAAGTCTACTGTGTAACTCTTCTGTAACAAGGCATCGCCGCGATATTTTTCATTTTTGAGCATACTTTGGACGGTAGATGCGTTCCATTTTGGTTTGCCGCCGGGGGAAGGAATATCCTGTGCTGATAAATATTTGGCAATTGAATGGGAAGTGCCTCCATCAAGGAACATTTTGAAAATAAGCCGCACAACTTCCGCTTCTTTTTCGTTGACGATGAGAGTGCCGTTTTCGCCTTTATCGAAGCCAAGAAAGCGACTATATGGTACACTTATTTTACCATCTTGCATCCGCTTTCGATGTCCCCATGTTACGTTTTCCGAAATGGAACGACTTTCCTCTTGTGCCAGCGATGACATAATTGTGATTAGCAACTCGCCCTTGCTATCAAATGTCCATATGGATTCTTTTTCAAAAAAAACCTCAGTGCCATTTTCTTTTAATTTCCTTATGGTCGAAAGACTGTCAACTGTATTCCGAGCGAAACGGCTCACGCTTTTTGTAATGATTAAATCTATCTTTCCGGCAAGCGCGTCTTTAACCATTTTATTGAACCCGGCGCGTTTGGCAGTGCTGGTGGCAGATATTCCCTCGTCCGTATAGACGGTAATATACTCCCAATCCTCGCGGCTTTTAATGTAATTTGTATAATAATCCACTTGCGCCTCATACGAAGTAAGCTGTTCTTCATGGTCGGTGCTGACCCTTGCATACCCGGCAACGCGCCGCTTTCGGAGTGCATTTATTGGCGCAGATGTATGTTGGAGGATTGTTGCCGGAATGGTAGTTATTGTTCTTGCGGTCATTCATTTTCCCCCTCTGCGGCTTTTATTCTGGCAAAGTAAGCCTTGCGCTTTGCGGACTGCGCCGCTCTGCGTTCGGGTGTCCACCATTCAGATTTGTTTGCGACACTGGCTTTTCTAAATTCTTTATCCCAATTGGGATTCTCAGCCATATATTTCTTCATGCGGTCACGGTCGGCTTGGCGGCGTTCGGGATGCGTGGCATAATGCGCTTTTTGTCCCTCGCTTTGTGCTTTGCGTGTTGCTTCAGAAGCGGTTGTTCCTTTTTTACGTTCGGCTTGTGCCGCTCTGCGTTCGGGTGTCCAACTATCGCTAATTGCTGTAGACTTCCATTCGCGTGACATGGTTTTGCCGTTGCTAAAATTGAAAATCAGTGTGTTCTTTGAAGGCACTACAATTTGCCGTATTCTTTCTATGAAAATATTTGCATCGAATTCAACAAGCCCCAACACCTCGGCAGACACAGCTTCGAGGATTTTTTCGGGTATTTCATTCGTATCGCAATCGCAAGGTCTCCCATGTTTTCTATTTGCACATCCCATTACCTTTGTTTTATTACCCTTGTAATATTTGGTAGAGCGTTGGAAATTCATTCCGCAAACTTCGCAGTGAATTTTGCCAGTAAAAACTGTTCTTTCCACCGCTATTTTACGTGCATTTAATCGTTCTTGTACCCTGTCGAAAGTATCGAGGTCGATTATGGCAGGGTGTGCGTTTTCGATGATGTGGCGCGGAAGCTCACCATTATTTTTCTTTTTTTCTTTGGTGATATGATTTGCAACAAATGTTTTTTGCATAATTATCGTGCCGATATACTTTTCATTTTTGAGCATGGAAAGAATTGTTGTTAGGTAAAACTTCTTCCCATACATTGGCTTTGCGCCCATTTCGGCAAGTTTTGTCACGATGGTATGTGGGGAATTTCCGGCAAGATACTCAGCAAAAATGAAACGTACTATTTCGGCTTCATCGGGCTTTGGCACAAAGTTTGCACCATCCCAAGTATAACCATAAATTTGTGTTGAACTTTGCTTACCCTTTTGGAAGCCACTCCGAATTGCCCATTTTATGTTTTCGCTGGTATTTCTACTTTCTTCCTGTGCGAAAGATGCCAAAATACTCAACATCACTTCGCCTTCGGCAGATATGGAATTAATACTCTCGCGTTCGAAGCGAACCTCAACGCCAATTTCCTTAAAGCGGCGTACTGTTGTCAAAAGGTCAATAGTATTTCTTGCGAAGCGCGAGATTGATTTTGTTAGCACAATATCAATCTTTCCGGCTTCGCAATCAGCAACTAAACGCTGAAATTCATCTCTGCCTGTGGTCGTACCCGATATGCCACTATCGACATATGCGCCGACATATTCCCATTCGGGATTGTTTTGGATGAGATTGCTGTAATGGCTAACTTGGGCAGAAAGTGAATTCAACAGGCGGCTGTTTTCCAATGAAACCCGCGCATAAGCCGCAACTCGTTTTTTTGTTGGTAGTTTGATGGTCGCGGCTTCGATTTTATGGATTTTCCGCATAAAAACCCTCCTTCCTACCAACCATTAATCACTCAAATCGCCCGATAAATCAAGGGTTTTCTGCTGGATTCCTACCTTTAAACCGCCCAATAATGGTCGGTATTTTTCCAATAACATTGTATCAATCTGACAAAATTCATCTTTGGTTATTAGGCTATTTTTTAGCATCGTTTTTACGATGGCGATGGTGCTTTGGTATTTCCGCTCTCTTTTAAATTGTTCGCTGTTCATAATGCCACCTTTGCCCTAAAACGGCTGGCTATATAGCAAGCGTGACCGCAGAACTTCCGGGTTTGGTTGCCATATGCGGTAAAATCCGCGCCGCAAAACGCGCAGGTAAAATTGTATGTAGCCTTGCGATTTAGTTTTTCTGGATGCGCCACCCACCAAGCTGTACGACATTTATCGGAACAGAATATTTTTGCTTTTCTGCCCTTGATGACTTCAAACTTTGTGCCGCATTGTTTACAATATGTACAATTATCATTTTTTACAATAGTGGTTTGAACAAGTTTATTTCGTTGGCAGTATGATTTTACCGTATTCTTTGACAAACCCAGCGTGTTTGCAATTTCCGCATAACTTGAGCCATTGGAACGCATATCCTTTGTGACGTTTTTTTGTATTAAAGTCATACATCATCACCCACTACCGAATATACGCTGCCTCGTTTGTCCAATATGTACAAACAGAGAAACATTGGCTACAAAGGATATTAACTTTCTAATTTCATGTAAATATATGTCATTTAATCGATTTAACTGCGCTTGCAAAACACTTTGTTATCGAATCCTGTAAAATATGCTATACTTGGTCTTGGAAAATTTTTAAGCATCGGTTACATCAAAGCGATTATGAAAGTGGAGGAATGGTGTGGTGTGAATCAAAAAGCAATTGAAACCAAGGCTGTCGATGCCGTTCGGGATATAATCGTTGAATCGGATTATCTTGACCAGTTTATAANTGATAATGATAAAGAGCCTTCTTGGGATGGTTTCGTTTATGTTTATTCCAACAAGAACAAAAAGAAGAGTAATCTCATTGGGAGAGTGTCTGTGCAAGTAAAAGGAACTCAGCGGAAAATTGCAAAAAACACCCCATATATTAAGGATAGCGTATCAACAGCAGATTTGCGTAATTATTTAAATGAAGGTGGAGCTTTTTATTTTGTTGTTCATATCTCAATTGATGGCAAGGAGAAGCGGATTTTTTATGAAGATTTGCTTCCNGTTAAAATCATGCGAATTCTCTCTAATGTCAAAAATCAAACTACGGTGACTTTGAAATTTAAGCCATTCNCAACAGACATACCTTTAATAACTGGTCTCTTTAATTCCTTTTTGCAACACAAGAAGAAGCAAGTCATACTTAATGATTTGAAAGAAATACCCCGAATAGAAGATTTGCAAAAAAGCGGAGNGTTAAATCAAATTACATTTACCACTGCAGGCTCACAAAAATACAAAGACCCGATTGAAGCAGTATTGAACGATGAAGTTTATGTATATGCTACTTTGGTTGGTTCAGACGCACATCATCCAGTAGACTTGTTGGATGGAAAATTCGAAAGAGTNGTTTCATATAACATTGATACTTCCATTTCTGTTAATGGAATTTCATACTATGACAAATATACAATTAACAGAACCGCTAATGATGTCTCTCTAAAATTGGGAAAAAGCGTGACGATAACTTTTCCTTATCCACTCAAAAGTTTTGCAGATGGAAAGACAAAAATAAATTATACCCCTGCTGATTCTCTGAGGGAGCGAATAATAGATTTCAAATTTTGGATAGAAGCTGTTAAATCNGAAAGCATCGAATTTAACNGAACAGCATTTCAATTTTCACTTGATTGCAAACCTTCAGTAAATGCGTGGGAAGATGAGTTTAATTTTTGGAACAAAGCGGTGCAAGTTTTGGATATTCTCAACATTTCAGATGATATTTCAATTAAATCGTTATCTGAATTTGATTATAGGGAACTCCAAACACTTATAAATGTGTTTGTTAATAAACAGCCTGTAAACTTGAGAAAANATTTACCCTTTAACTATGTACTCTCTCTTTGCGGATTAAAAATCGCACTTATACACATGAAATCAGAAAATGATGAAAATAATTCAACCATTGAGGANTATTTCTCAAACAACTTTGTGTTTGGATATACGCTTAAAGATGACCCAAAGAAATTTGAACATTTCATTCCACCGTTTGCTGTGTTGGATAATGACGCATGGGGAACAATATCAAATATAAACTTTGAAGATATTGTCCCTTCATTCGAAAAATTGCTCGAAAAGCATAATGACAGCAATCTTTTTTATGTGGCAAATGACACTCTTCTTGCGATGCTTTTAGCTTATGACAAAACACGAAAAAAACAGCTTTTGGAGGCATCTATTCAATTATCCATCTGGGTTAAAGATAACTGTCCAAGCGAGGTTTTATGCGGAAATACCCGATTAATTAATTCCTTACAGTCATATAAGCGAATCCGCAATTTGGATGAGAGCGAACGGATATTACTTTATGTAATAGCGACGATTCATCCCTTGATAGCCAAATCCGAATTGGTGCATTCTTATTGCTTGGCAATCAAGATGTTGCAAAGTTTCACTTTGAAAAATTAGATGCACTTATCAAATCGGATTTTATTGAGAGACCTATTTATCATTTTATGGACAGTACACAAATAAATGAATCAAAATAAATCTCTTTGTCAAGATAAAACCTATCAAAGTAAATTTTTTCTGCGGTACACGGCACACATACGGACAATCTGCCATTGCATATCCATGAAGTAATAAAATATGGAGTGGATGCATATGGACAGAAATCTATTTCCAAAAGAAATGTTGTCATTGCGGCATTGGATGTGTTGGCGATTAGAGCCAAACCCCAATGGCGGCAAGGACAAAAAAGTACCGTACTCTCCGCTGACCGGGAAAAAAGCGTATGTGAACAACCCTTCGACATGGGCATCTTTTGAAGAAGCTGTGCAAGCTAAAGAAAAATATAGATATAATGGCATCGGGTTTGTGTTTACGACCGAAATTGGAATTGTTGCAATAGACATTGATGACTGCTTTTCGGGTGATGAACTCAACGAATTAGCCAAAGATATACTTAGCAAAGCCCCAAAAACATTCATTGAAAAAAGCCCATCGGGTACTGGCTTGCATATGTTGGTGCGAGGCAAACTCTCTGGCGGCGGCAGACGAAATGATGACGTTGGATTGGAAGTCTATGCCACAAGCAGATATTTTACAATGTCGGGGAATAGATGGCATGACTGTGCTGATACTATTGCGGAAGATAACGGCATCGTGGATTATGCTTACAAACTCGCCATTTCAAGGCAAAAGACCTACGAAACCGCATCTGTATCAAAGTCAGTCGCATCCATTCTTACGGACGAGGATTTGTTAAAATTAGCACACGCATCTAAAGATGGCGAGGATTTTGGTAAACTGTATCGCGGTGAATGGCAGGGTATGTTCAAATCCCAATCAGAGGCAGATTTTGCTCTGTGTCGCAAATTAGCGTTCTGGTCGGGTAAAAACGAAGGGCAGATTGACCGCATTTTTCGCACTTCCGGCTTGATGCGCGACAAATGGAAAGAGCCACACTTTGCCGGAGGCACAACATACGGCGCGAAAACCGTCAGCAATGCGTGTGCCGCAACAAATAAAACATATAAACCGCCT